AGCGGAACAGGAGTAGGAGCCTACATACAGGCTACTACAAACGGAGCACTATCTATCGACGGGGTAGCCGTAGCTGTAGGCAACAGGGTACTCGTAAAGAACCAAGCAGATCAAAGAAATAACGGCATATATACCGTAACGGCGACAGGTGGAGTATCTGCTCTTTATAGGCTTACTAGAGCCACAGATTACGACAATCATATAGCTGCACAAGTAGAATATGGTGACTATGTATTTATAGTAGAAGGTACGGTAAATAATGGGGCCTCTGCCCTTCAAAATAATGTAGGCTCTAATGTTGATGGCAGCATTAGAATCGGTACAGATAATATCACTTTTACAACAGTAGGCGGCATCGGGCCTCAAGGGCCTACAGGACCTACCGGTGCTGGCGGTGCATTAGGCTATTACGGATCGTTCTATTCTGACGTAACTCAGACAGCGGCTTCTACGAATACAGCCTATGCCATGACGTTTGATAATACGCCAGATGCGAATGGTGTTTCTATAGTTAGTAACTCTAGAATAACTATGGCTCATGTAGGCACTTACGACCTACAGTTCTCTGCTCAGCTGTATTACTCTGGTGGCGGTGGCGCTGGAGAAACTGTACAGATTTGGTTTAGGATAAACGGAACAGATGTCGCAGCGTCAGCTACAAAAGTAACCGTAAAATCAAATCATCCATACGAAGTAGCCGCTTGGGATTACCTATTCACGACAACAGCCGTCAATGACTACATAGAAATAATGTGGAGCACTGATAATACTAATATTCAGCTTTTAAAGAATACGGCTACATCTCCTGCTCCAGCTATACCGTCAGTAATTGCAACCGTAATGCAGGTGATGTACACGCAGGTTGGACCGCAAGGGGCTCAAGGAAATTCAGGACCACAAGGGCCTCAAGGAAATCAGGGAGCCTACGGCGCTCAAGGCCCTGAGGGCCCGCAAGGAAATCAAGGAGCCTCTGGCCCTCAAGGTCCTGAGGGCTCACAAGGAAATCAAGGCCCATTCGGCCCTCAAGGCCCTGAAGGACCGCAAGGCCTTCAAGGAAATCAGGGGCCGTCCGGATCTCAAGGTCCTACAGGACCTCAAGGAAATCAAGGCACTGCTGGACCTCAAGGAAATCAAGGAGACTCCGGATCCCAAGGCCCTACAGGACCGCAAGGAAATCAAGGGGACTCCGGCTCTCAAGGGCCTGCAGGCCCACAAGGCCCTACTGGACCGCAAGGAAATCAAGGGCAACACGGTCCTGAAGGCCCATCTGGCCCTCAAGGACCTACGGGACCTCAAGGAAATCAAGGCCCATCCGGACCTCAAGGACCTGCAGGCCCGCAGGGGCCTACAGGACCTCAAGGAAATCAAGGCCCGTCCGGACCTCAAGGGCCCGCAGGCTCTCAAGGCCCTGAAGGACCGCAAGGAAATCAAGGCCCATTTGGCCCTCAAGGCCCTGAAGGACCGCAAGGCCCACAAGGAAATCAAGGCCCATTTGGCCCTCAAGGCCCTGAAGGCCCGCAAGGAAATCAAGGCCCATTTGGCCCTCAAGGCCCTGAAGGCCCTCAAGGGCCTCAAGGGCCTCAAGGTAATCAAGGCGTAACTGGCCCCGTTGCAGGATCAGCAAATCAGGTAGTTTATAAAGATGGAAGCAATGCTGCTGCTGGCTCTTCGAGTTTTACTTTTGATGGCACAACAGTAGCTGTTCCTATACTTTCAGTAACTAGAACTGCCGGCACAGGAACACAAAATCCTTCAGTAACTGTTACTGCTCCTGCTCACACAGCTTTGACTGCTTCTACTGAATCTAGCGATCTAAATATAAACCTAGCAAGGACAGCACAATTTGCGACTGGTGCTTTAACTCTTCAAAGGGCAGTTAGAATACAAGCCCCAACTTATAGTTTTGTTGGTGCAAGCACAGTAACTAATGCTGCAACAATTCAAATAGATTCTGCTCCTGCTGCCGGTAGTAATGCGACTATAACCAATGCTATAGCATTAAGAGTTCTAACAGGCACTACTACTGGTGTTGGTATAGTCATACAAGGTGCAACTTCTCAAACTGGAGATTTGTTCGAGGTTAAAAATAACTCAGGAACAGATTTATTTTCTTTAAATAATAATGGCACTTTATTATTAAACCCATACGGAACATCTACTGGTCAAACTAATGAAATACGCTTTTTAGAACTAGCAGCTAACGGAACAAACTATGTAGGGTTTAAAGCTGGGGACAGCGTAGCTGCTAATGTAGTGTGGACTTTGCCAACTGCTGATGGTACTAATGGGCAGTTTCTGTCTACAAACGGAAGTAGTGTTTTATCTTGGGGTACGCCAACTTCTAAGTCAGCAGGGAGCGATATTTTCTTAGCTAACAATTTTGGAGGTTTATAATGCCAGTAACAGCAACACCTATATTTGCTCAAGCACCGTACTTTGTAGCAAAGACGCTAGCAGCACAAACAGCTTGTACCACTAGAGGCCCAACAGCAACAGCTAGCCTTGCAGCAGCAAACATCATCGAAGTTGTGCCAACTTCTACCAATGGGCTAAGAATTGATAGCATCCAAGTTAATGCTTGCTCTACTTCTTTTACTGCACCTACCGCTGGTAATATTGTAGGCATATGGGTATGGGATGGAACTACAGCTTTCTTATTCACGGAAATACTTGTGACTGCTGTAACTCCTTCGACTACTGTTGCTGGATTTACTACCACATTGACTTTTGCTAACCCTCTTGTTTTACCATCTACATTTAAACTTTTTGCCTCCGTTAGTGTTACTACTACAGCTAGTACTACAGCTTTGCAAGTATGTGTAATGGGAGGGGCGTATTAATGCCAGGAGCATTTAGCTATGGAATGACTCCGACTAACTCTCCAAAGGGTTCTGCATTCCAAGCAGTTCAACCTTCTGTAATTCCTGTCGGTGTTATTGAAATGTTTGCTGGTTCTACCGCACCAAATGGATGGCTAGTATGTGACGGAAGTACTGTTAGCAGAAAGACTTATGGAGATTTATTTAAAGTAATTGGTACTACTTATGGTGCTGGAAATTCTAACACAACATTTACTTTACCAGATATGAGGGGAAGAACCCCTATTGGTGTAGGACAAGGAACTGGGCTAACAAACCGCACACTTGGTGGAACAGTTGGAACTGAAAACGAGACATTGTTATCTTCACAAATTCCCGCACATAGTCACCCTAATACAGTAAGTGGTGGAACTACTAGTGGTATGAGTGCAAACACGGTTCATAATCACTCTGTTGATCGAGCAGCTTGGACTAATAGCGGATCTGCCCCATATACATTTACTGGTGGTGGTTCTAATATTGCTTTGCAGAATATTGGGATTAATAATTCGGCATCTTTAGACCACACACATACATTTACACCAAGTATTACAAACGCTAATAATACTGGTGGTGGTGGATCGCATAACAATATGCAACCAAGTATTGGCTTAAATTACATCATTAAAACATAGGAGAGATTATGTTTACGCAAATAAGTTTGAATGCAATTGTTATAGGATCTGATTATTTATTTACATTGATGGCAACAGATGAAAACAATGTAAGTAAAAACATAAAAATGCCTGTAGACCTTAACTCGTCAGAAGGCCTGCTTATTACTAACTTAATTGATAAAGCATGGAATTACATTCCAGATGCTGCACCCGATGAGCTATCACAAGCTAAAGCCAGAAAGCTACAAGAACTAAACAGAGAATGGACAGCCGTAGAGAAAACCGGATGGGACTCTGGTAAAGGCTATCACCTAGGTATTACTCCTGCTGATGTTGCCCTTATTGTAGGTGTGTTCTCTTTAGCTAGAGAAGCCGCAGCAATGGGCTTACCTTTGCCAGGACTAATCAGCATGGAAAACAATACGATTGAATTTGAAACCATACAAGATATGACTGTACTGCTTATGTACTATGGTAAGGCTAGATCTGATATGGCTAATGCTTTTGCTGCTAGGCGCAAAGCAGTAGAAAATGCTACTATGATTGAAGAAATACCTGTAATTTAAAAAAGGAGCAGACATGCCAGTAGATCCAGATTGCGATACAGGTGATTGCGGAGACGAGCCACCAGACGCGGACCCAGGCTGTTGCGGGGCATTAACATGCGAAGAAAACGAGACTTGTTGTAATAACACCACCTGCGTTCTAACTTCTTCATTTCAGACAGATTCAAACAATTGCGGCGGGTGTGGTATTGTGTGCGATCCAGGCGAGACCTGCGTAGACGGAGTATGCACGAGTGAAAACTTAGGGTGCTGTCAAACTTATACATGCACTGAGAGCGGGTGGGTGCTTACCAGCAGAGTGACAACTTCAGTAAACTGTTCAACTGGAAGCTCAAGTTGCTGCGATCCTGGAAATGTAACCTGCGTTGGTGCCGAGTATAAAGTTTGGAACGGCTCAGGGCCATGCCCTGGGTGCTGTTATGATTATATATGTGACGGGGAAGGCATGTTAACGTTTACTGGAAAGAGCCCAGCCGCTAGCTCTGCGTGTGAAGATTCTTATTGTTACTATAATTGTTACGGCGATTTAGCGTGTCGAGGCCAGACCAGCAACCTATACTATCCTGAGGAGACGTGCCCATCCGCTCTAGGAGCTCCATTAAATAAAGAAATAGTTGTGTCGGATACACCTTGCGTAGACGGAGAATGTGAAGAGCACGTAGCCACTTGGATGGCGGAGCCTATAGGCGAGCCCAATGAAGACGGCCTTTACAAAGTTAAATGGATATTGTTAGATGACTGCCCTGGAGTGTGCTGTAGTGATCAGCCTACGCAGCCTGAGTTTGTAAAGACATCGACACTTGTTGACGCACCTTGTAAGTGCGGCTGTAACTAGGGACCTACGATGAACAGTAAATACTTAATTTTAGACGACAAGATAGTGTTCAGTCTTCTTAAAGATAGTA